AGGTAAAGCGTATGTGGGTAAACCCTCGGTCAAGGTAATAGAACCTTGTTCAAACGTCCACATGTTGATGCCACGATTTGCCCACTCAGCAAACATCAAGTTCAAAGACCGCCGTGCAGTCCTTAAGTCGTAGCCAGTACGTAACTCTGAACCCGCGCGCTCAAACGCCTCTTCGACTAACTCGGAGAGGTCAAGGTTGAACGATGTGCTTCCAGAGGTGTACGCCATTATCTAAAGCCTGCTGTTTTCTTTGCTATGCCTTTGGGTTGCGACACAAACTGTTTACCTTTGGCCTTACCCGCACGCTTCGCACGGGTAGTTGCCGCATACTCTGCTGGGCTTAAAGACTTAATCGCGGCTTCTGGCAAATAACGCTCTCCCGTTTTGGAAGAAGGTTTCCCCGACTTGGTACGCCACTTCTGGTCGCCCCAATTTTTAAGGGATTGCTGTGGCGCTTTCAATCTCGATAGCCCCCGCCTGCCGCCTTGTACTTTTTGGCTACAAGTTGTGCCTTGCGTGCAGACCACTGACCTGCGCCAGTACCCTGAGTCGCCGAGGCTTTTACCTGAGACAAAATTTTCTTGCGAAGACTTGGCTTTGTGTAATTACCAGCGGCGTTAACCGTCCCACCCTTTTTATATTCGGTGAAATCGGTGTCATCGCGGCGTGCTTTTTTCACGCCTTTAGGCATTTTGCTAGGGGCAATAGCCCCCATACCACGGCTAGGTATCATGATTTAGCAGGCTGCTTTGCCGCCCTTGGTCATGGTAATCATCTTGCCTTTGGTTTTACCCTTGATCTCGATGCCACCACCTTTAGCCATCTTCTTAGCCATGCCGCCTTTTTTCATTGGCATTTCTGCTTTGGCTCCAGCTTTTTTCTTAGCTATCATTGCCATAAAACCTGCGTTCATTTTGCTAGCCATAGTTCCACCTTGTTTAAAAAGTGCCATCGAACCGTGATTGGTCTTTGGCTGGTTAATACTCTGTACATCAGCGCGGGTGTTGTCACCTTTGCCAAACTTCTTGCCCTTATCTGCTTCGGCAAAGTCTTTGCCAACGGACTGTGGGACTCCTGCTTTCTTGGCAAACGATGCGTTATTAGCCACCGCCGCCATGAAATTGTGTTGTTTCTTACTCGTGCTTGGCATACTTAGCCACCAAGTTTTTAACAGTTTCGGTTTCCCAGATGCGAAGAATTAACCACACAATGGTCAATATTCCACCAATGAGTCCTACGAGTGGAGTTACCCAGCCCATGAAACCACCAAGTCCAACAACCACAGCCGCGCCGTCAGTCATTGTTTTTACGTCGTTGTTCATATAAATCCTTTAACATTTCCAAGCCCGTAGGCTTTTGTTAATACGTGAATTCGGGTCTTTCGCTGTCTTTGCGGATGTCAGTTTCTTTTTCATGCCGGTCATCCTTGCGCAGAAAGAATCTTTGCGACTGCCACCCTCTGGTTGCGGAGCCTTTAGCCCCGGCTTGCCCGGATTGGCTTTGTTGTAGGAAGCCCTGCCCTTGGCGTTTAAACCGCCCTTGTCAGACTTGCCTTCTTTGCGTTGCCATGCTGGTGACTTAGCCATTTACAACTTTCAATTTTGGAGTGCAGTGTTCAGCAAGTAAGGGCTGTAACACGTCTTCTTCAAAGCTACGAATGAACTTTTCTTGCCCCACATGAGGCAAACTAATTGATGGGTCTAAGTAAACCGTAAAGCCGTCTTCGATTGCGCGGTCGCAGAATAGGTAGTCTTCGCCGTAGTACTCACCGTTCACAATCTTCAAGTCAAAGATGGCGCTGTCGGTACGGTTATCTACGTTGTTGAAATAGTCCCACTCTGGGTGGTTAGCAATCATCGTCTCAAGAACGTGACGCTGAATCATCATGAATCCAGTACCAATACGCTTCACACGCAGTAGGCCGTTCTTATCAAACTCCAAAGCACCTTGCTCATCAAGGTAGTAGTCTAGGAAGAACTTGCGGTCCATGCCACGGCGTGGGTAGATACCAGCCGTGATGTCTTTGTCAAGACTCAACGCCATTAGACGGAGTATTGCGTCAGCGGTAACCACCACATCAGCATCGACAAACAAAAGCGTGTCTGCATCAGATTTAAGAAAGTCCGCAACCAAGCAGTTGCGTGCCTTCGTAATAAGAGAACACCCCGAAAGGTGTGTGAGATAAAGCTTAATCCCCAACGGCTGAACCTGTACGGCAAGGTTGGACAACGCGAAAGCTGAATCAATGTTCAGCTTCCCATCGTAAGCGGGAATGCAAACCATAAGTTTGCGCCCCACTAGATTAATGCTTTTCTCGGTATCAGCCATAGTACACGTTGGCAGAAAGTAAATTGGAAATGCTCAAGTAGATACCGTTTTTAACCAGTATCCCTTCGCCGGGAATCAACGCAAAATTACCAAACAAGTCAGAAGCGCCAGTGTCGTAACTAGCAACCCACAACGATGCGTACACAGCCGCTGTTCCGCCTGCGATAGTTCCAGAGTTAATGTCTGTCACTGTAAAAGTGTTTGCGGTTAAACGTGTAATTACATAGTTGCCGTTTGTGCCGGATGTTCCGCTTGCTGTTGCAAACGCAATCCCAACTACATCTCCAGTAACCAGCCCGTGCGCGCTCTTGGTAACAGTGATAAGCGTAGCCGCTCTCTCGTATGTTGCCGAGACAGGTGCTGTGGTGGTGTCAAAGATGTCCAGTGTTCCAACCGTAGCTGTTCCAACCATAGAAATGGCTTTTAACCTATTTCTTCCCAAAACAACAAAACCAGAGTTGTTAAGGTGACCCGCTTTTACGTCTGTTTGCATACCCATAATCAATCTCCTTGTTCAAAACTAGGGGCCGAAGCCCCTGAGATTAATTACTGTTGGTTTGCGGGTGGGTTAGCGTTACCGCTAGAGTCGCGCACAATGTATTCGACAGTAACAGTAATCGTACCAGCAGTAGCGTCAGCAGTAGCCGCTGTAAAAGTACCGTAAATGATCGCATCAGTTGTACCGATGCTGTCATAAACACCTGAAGTAGCCGCTGCAATAGTAGCTGGAGAAGTTTGAACCGCTGTAGCGCCGGTATTGACCGAAGCCATGTACAGGTTAGCTGTAGTGCCATTACCGATAGTAACGCCGCAGTTAGTCGCGCCAGTCAAGGCAACATTAACCTCAAGGCCAAAGTTAAGAATTTTAGCGCCAGCAGGAAGCACAAACATTTGTTGTGCAACAGGAGTTGCCAAAATTACGGAAGAGGGGGCTGTGTAAGTCTGGGCAACGATAGTTGCTCCCATGTTACGAATAGTGCCAGCGGTAGTACCAGTTGTGTTTTTTACAGTACCCAATAACCAAGGGCCTAGGTGAGTTGCGAATCCCATAAGAATATCTCCATGCGTTGTAGCGTATCAATCTGCATGAGGTCAGCCGAGCCTGTTTGATACGCCGATGAATCTCGGAATGTCTTCAATATACACCAAAAGAAAAGGGGGCACAAGGCCCCTTTTCGCTCTTTTTAAGAGCCAGATGAGGCAAAAGCGCCTAGTGGGTCAGACCAGCCGAACGAATAACGCTCGCGAGCCTTATAACGCACGTTGCCAGTATCGAAGTCACCGTCCATCGAAGTTGCCAAAGGCACACGCTCGAAGTGCTTCATACCGTTAGGTACGTCGGTCAACAAGAACCAAGCGTTGGTGTCGGTCAAGAAGTGGTTAGTTGTATAACCTTCTGGAATCGAACCATTGTTCTTCAACGCGTTGATATCGTTGTCAGTTGTGCCAACACGGAGGCTGGTTTCTAACAAACGAGTAGCAACGAACTGAAGCGCTGGAGGAACAATCAACTTGCGTGGTTTAGCAGCAATCAACAGTCCACGCTCATCAGTCCAACCAGCGATCTGGATAACGGCGGCTTCAAGGGAAGTCTCGTTCAAATCGGTTTGGGTAGATGGAGTGTTGGAGTTGACACCACCAGAAACCAAGGGGTGTGCTGTAGAGAACAGAGCAACGCCGTCGCCACCGAGGTAGCTAGCAGAGAAGCCGTTGTTCAAAACAGAAGCCGCCTTGACTTGCTTGGTGTAAGACATTGCACGGGCTAAAGCCTTGGTGTAACGGTTAGACAAGCTGTCATACAAGTTATCTTCCATTGCTTCTTCAGTGATGGAGAAGCCTTGAGCGATAGTCTCGTGGTTGTAACGGGCAGTCCATGCTTCTTGTGCGTTGTCATACGAAATGGCGGAGCCTTCGTTCTTGACAGGTGCGGCAGAGAAGCCAGACAGTTTTGTTTCCTCTTC